TGACGCCGAAATCGGCCAGGAACAGAGATAAGTCCTCTGTTAGCGCCATCAGCCGTACTTCTTCAGACCGAAGCCGAAGCAGGTAACAGCGCTGGAAGCGGTGCCGGTCTCAGCCGTGCAGCTAAGACGGATGTAGCGCTTCAGGTTGTCGCGATCGAAGGTCTTCACCTCCTTGTAGGCAGCGTTGCCGATGGCGGTGAAGGTGCCGCCGGTGACAGCAGTGAACGTGCTGTTATCGGCAGATTCCTCGATGCGGAACGTCAGATCAGCGCTGGCGCCAGCAGCAGTGCCGGCCAGGATGATCTGAACGTCGCCGTCGTACTCAAGGAGATCGACGCCGGTCTGGTTGCCGGTGGCGGTGATGGTGGTAGTAGCCAGCAGCGTGAAGTGCTGCAGCTTCTCAAGTGTCTGTTGGAAGATTGCCATTGGTCCTCTTGCGGGGTGGTTTGCGGGAAGGCTGCGGGCAAACTGCCGGGGCCGGCTCCACAATCGGAGCCGGCTGCGCTTTGCCCATGTTGATCAGAGCGGTGGCGTCCGATTGCTCGGTATCAACCACCTGCCCTGCCTTGACAGCCACGCCCCTGATGGACGTGTCCTTAAGGATTTCGATCAACATCAGAGAGTGTCGTTGCCGCGGCAGAAGCCTTCAGGGTGACGGACCGCAAAGTCCACATCCTGCAGAGCTACCACGCGCACGGTGCCGCTGGTGCTGTGGGTGTACGGATCCACGGTCAGATCCAGGCCACTCCACATCGCCATGATCAGCTGGCTCCACACCGCGAAGAAGATGTCGCCAGACTCAACCTGATTGCTGACGACGGCGCTGTAACCGTTGACAGTGCCGCCAGGCTCGAACACATAGGCGCCTGTATCGGTACCTTTGTCCTTGGTCTTCAGGTTGCCGCGCATGGTGGCATTCATCAGATACGCCATGGCGCCGATGTCGGCGTTGTCCGCGGCGATCTTGGATTCCATGCTCACCACCTCGGTATAGGTCGGGGTGGCGGCACCGAAGTTCTCGGTGTTGATGCCAGTGGTCAGCTTGATGCCAAGCGGCTGGCTGGTATTGCCCAGGCCGTAGAGGCCAACGCGGTCGATCTCAAGCGCCAGCACAGTGGCGAGATCCTGGCGGATCATCTGCTCCACGTCGATGCTGGCCTGCAGCATCAGGCGGCGGCTGTAATCGGTGAAAGCGCCTACGGTTTTTGGTGAAAGGTTCACCTGATCGACGGTCTGCTGGCTCTCGGTGGGCGAGCCGGACTCAGACAGCCAATATGCAGTAGCCGCAGCCGTCTGGCGGGGGATAGCCACGTTGCCGGTCAGCCCGGTCAGGCTGGTGACGCCAAGGCCGGCCAGTGCCGAGCGGTTGCGCAGCAGTTCAATGAAGCTGCCGGGGCGGAAGTCAGTGCCGACCAGATCACCAGCGCCGGATGCGGTGCCAACGGTCAGGTCACGGCGCAGCACCTCGCTCGGCACCATGATGCCCTGAGCAACCTTGCCGGCGCGTGCAGCGGCAGCCTCGGAGCACTCGCGTTCAAAGGCCGCGGCCTCCTGCAGCTTGCGGTCGCCAGGGTTGGCCAGTGCGTTGATCGCGCGCTGGAAGCTGAACTCACGGGTTTCCTTGGCGCTGAGACCAATGTCGCCAGCGGACTCGCTGACAGGCTGCGCCTTGCTGCCAAGTTGATCAAGCACAGCAGCGCGGGCCTCATCAAGGCTGCGGCCGGATTCGATCAGCTGGCGGCCAAGGTCGGCCATGCCGTGCTTCTCGGTGATAGCAGTGATGCCAGAGATGCGGGTGCGCTCAGCCTTGGCAGCCTCTGAAGCCGCTTCAGCCCGCACCGCCATCAGATCGGTGGTGGTGTCTTCCATGTCGGTAGAAGTTGGGACAAATGATGCGGCTGTGGCCGCGACCGGAGCATCCATTGAACGCCCTACGCCAATTGTAGGGTCGGCAGGAATTGACACTAGCGATAGCTCGTGCGCGCTCCATCGCGTCACGATGAAGTCTTCGCCGCGCTGCTCCATGTCATTGATCGCATAGCCGAAGCTCACATTCCGCAGCACGCCATCACGAACATCGTTCATCACCTCCTGCGCAAATGGGTTGCGGCTCATGCGCACGCGCGCGTAGCCGCGCTTCTGGTCCTCATCCACCCATGCGCGCTCAACCACGCCGATCAGCTTGTCCGGGTCATGGTTGAACAGCAGCGGCGCGCCATCGTTCAGCCGAGCAAGATCAACAGCCTCGCGGGTGTGGGCCAGGATCTCATTGCCGAAATACCGCGCGACCGGATACTCGCTGGAGAACGGGAACTCAAGCGTGCGGTCATCTTCTGCGATCTGCGCTGAACGCGTGAATGACACCGGCGCTGAGCGCTGCATACGCTCACCGGTTGCCACCTCAAACAGGATCTCCTGCATGTCATTGTCGCTTAGCCACTGCCGGGCCTCGTCGGCGCTGAACCGCGCTGCATCGAAGCGAATGGCCTGCAGCTCAGTATTGCCATCCTTGATCCCATAGATGAAGTCAACGCCAGGGCCGCCTTCATCATTCACGCGCCGGATCTCATCGTATTGATCAGGATCGGTCAATCGCGCCGCGTGCTCATTGGGATACGGTCTTTCCATCGTGCGATCTTGCAGTGCCTTAATCCTATCGGCTTTGGATGTAGACCAACTCTGACCAGCATCCCCTCCCCATGCCGCCCATGCCACACGGCCCGGTGATGGGTAGCCGTCTTCGCCTTGGCTGAAACCTTGCCCTTGCTTGTCCACCTCATGCCGCGCAAACCATGCCGACATGGTGATCACGGTGTCGGGCGACAGCTCATCGCCACTCAGAATCTGCGATGCCCTGGTGGCTGCCACATCAGTGCCGCCCTGCTCGCCATCGGCCTTCCATGCGCGGTAGCGCTCGGCCTCCTCGCGCATTCCAGCGGTTGGCATCAGGTTGATCTCGGTGCCGTTGATGTTGGCCATTAGGCGGGCTCCTCGGTAGGTGGCTGCGTCTCTGGGTATGGCTGCATCTGCTGCTGGCCGGCGCCGGTCACCTGCGTCGGATCACTGTCAACGACGATGCCCATTTGATCGAGCATCGCCAGCTCGGACTGCCGCGCCAGCAGCAGCTCATCAAGATCACCGCCCTGCTCTGCGACCACCTCGCCCAGCGTCTTGAAGCCGCACCGCACCGCTTCCTTGTATGCGGCCACCTCCTTGGCGGGATCAACCCATGCCCAGCCGCGCGGCATCCAGCGCGCAGCCTTGAAGCGATCGGGTGCCAGCTCGTAGCCGGGCAGCGATAGCGCATTGCTCAGCACTGCCAGCTCAATCCACTCGTGGAACACGCGGCGGTGGAAGTTCTCGATCATCCACGATTGCAGAATCCGCCAATGGTCGCGGTCTTCAATCAGGCTGAGCCGGCTACTGCTGTAGTTGGTCTGGCTGAAGTCGCGCGAGATCGTCTCGTAGCTGCAACCGATGCCTGCAGCCATGGCGCGCAGCATCGCGCGCAAGAATGGCTCAAATTGGCCATCGGGACTATCAAGGCTCGGCACGGTAACCGATTCGCCGGGATTCAGGTATTTGAAGACCCCGGGCTCGAAGTTTGAGACGCGCTCACCATCCATGACGTCATCACCGATCAGCTCACCTTCAGGGCTGGTGATGAAACCCATCAGCGCGCTGCTGGCCCGTGCTCGCACCACCTCGGCCTGCTCGTAACCCGCCAGGTGATGCAGTCGCTGGATTGCGCTGGCAAACCATGTGACGCCTCTCGTCTGGCCGGGGCGCTCGGCGCGGTAGAGGTGAATGATCTCCTCAGACGGGATGCGCTTGTGGCGCTGCGTGCTGATCTGCTGGTTGCTGAACTGGTAGTCGCCGGGGTGATACGCCAGGAAGTGGTACGCAATCGGCCTGCCCCATCCGTCCACCTCCACGCCCATGCGGATCTCGTTGCCCTGCTGGCTGCGGCCATTGAGGCCATCATCCAGCTGATCTGCCTCGATCACCTCCATCGCCAGCGGCACAGTGCTGCCACCAAAGCTCTGCCGCACAAGTCGGACAAACACCTCGCCGCTCTCGGCGCAGGCGCGGATCACTAACCTTTCAATGTCGGCAAAGCTTAGTTTGCCGCCGGTGTGGCAATGCCGCGCAGTTGTCCATTGGCGCCATGCCGCCTCAATCGCATCGTTGACCTGAGTATCAAGCCTGCCGCCGCGCTGCATCCGCACCTGTGACTGAAACGGTATGCCCTGCCCGATCACATTGCCTTCAATCGCGCGCAATGCCTGCCGCGCGTAGTCATTGTCCCTGCACAGCTGCCGCGCACGATCGCGCAGCTTCTGCGCTGATCCATAAATCTCGCTGTCGGCGCTGGTGTTACCTGTCACCCAGTCCGCAGTAAGCCTGCTGAACTGCGCGCCTTGATACATCCGCCGCCGCGGTGCCGATGGTGTCGCCTGTTGCCTGCGCTTCTTGGCCATCAGCTGAACCTCACGAATAGGTTGTGGGGATTGCCCAGACCATTGGCCGCAAGATCGGCAGCCTGCTCGCGCTTCACGTCTGACTTGAGCTTGGCCTCCAGCTGCAGCAATTCTGTTAGCGGCAGCTTCTTCAGCCGCCTGCTGCCGATGGTGTACTCAGCAACAGCGCCGCCCGATACCATCGCGCGGATCGCAGCCTGCACCGCATCAAGATCCTGCTGCGCCTGGCTGCGGCCATCAAACGCGCCTGGCGCGCCGGTATAGTTCAACGCCGCCAGCACCTCAAGCTGGCCAGCGCCGAGTGTCAGCTTCTCGCTGCCGGCAGTTGCAATCGCCTGCCAGTACCACTGCCCTGCGTCGAAGCCAGCACTCGTGGCCGCGGCAATGGTCAGCTCCCACCCTTGGCCGTATGCACTGCCGGTGATCGTTGCACCTTCACTGGCCGTGTTAGTGCGCAGGTAGTACGTCAGTGTCCAGGTGCTGCTCGTAACGGCATTGCCAAACGCGTCCACGCTGGCATCATCCCGCCACTTCACCGTGTCGCCGGCTCGAATTGTCGCAGGGATGTTCACCGTTACCAGTTGCTGAGGAAGGCCGAACCAGCCTTAGCTGATCTTAGCGATGGCTTAGCGCGTGCTTCTGCTGGCTTGTCGAGTTGATCCCATATCGTCTTTCGGTCGTAGCGGGTGTAGAGATGGCACAGCGCGGCATAGGCATAGACAAGGCAATCCAGCGCCTCATTCCGCGCTGATGGCTTCTTGACCCATTCGCGCACCGGGAATCCTGAACGGTTGTATCGCATCACTTGCTTCTCGGCGGTCAACTGCTCGAAGTAGTCAACCGTTGCATCCATGTGGAAGTGCAGGTAGCCGGGCCCAGGCTCGCTATGCCTGATCCGGCCGAACAGCGTGGTCTTGATCGTGTCGCTGCCGACCGGGTGCACCACCGCGCCGCGCTTCATGGTCTGGCCCTTGGCGTTGAGATCCACCCGGCTGCCCTTGCCGATCGGTGGCTTGCCGCGCTGGCTGGCGCCCTTGATCGCAATCACGCCCTGCCGGCCGCGCTCGCGTGCGTACTGGTAAACCTCAGCAG